TGTAGCGATGAGGCAGCGCTTCTTTGCTGACCAAATCGGCCTCATACCACGTTTCATAGATGTGTATAATATCATCCCTTGGACGTGGCTAATTGATTGGTTCACAGGCTTGGGTAATTACCTCGAAGTTATTGAGGAAACCAACCATGACCCAGTACTGATCAATTGGGGTATGATTACCACTCATACTATTGGTAAGCTTACCACTGAGTTCGAATACAGAACCGCTACCCAGGTAGATCATTACCTCAACAATGTTAGGGTGAGTCCGGAGGCTGCTAGTGATAGCAACCAACATCACTCATCCGTGTTGAGTTACGAGTGTAGAACTCGTCGTAATGTCGCCCGGGTCCTTGGTATGGAAACTACCTCTATTCCGGATACATTGACCGGTTATAGGGCATCCATTCTCGGAGCTCTTCTTGCTCAGAGATTGGACATTTCACGATCTGGGTCATTCCGACCTAGATCCTAAAATTATTTCCGACTTAGGAGACGACCAATGCTAGCAGATCCAGTCACCATTGCAGCCAGTGCCCCATTCCCGTCCTTGGTGTTTCCAATCACCAAGTATCTCGGTTCTGGGACTGAGAGGATTGATTCGGGAGGTAATGGCTTCACAGTCATTACTAACCACACTCCTCTTAAGGGCGGCGGTATCAAACATTACCTTCAAGTGGTAATGGGTTTTAACGCCGTTAACCCTTATACTGGCCTGACACAGAAGCTTTCTGCTTCGTGTTCCATGACGCTGGTACGCCCGTCCTTTGGAGCAACTGATGCGACTATGGTCGCACTAGCAAAGCTCCTCTCGGATTATCGGGACGACAGCGAGGTGACTACAGCGCGCTTGTTGCAACGCCAGGCTTGAAACACTCGAGCCACCGGCTATAAACCGATGGAGTATGACTTACTCCATTAACTTGGAGTAGGGCATATGGACTCGAGCTATCATTCTGGTTTGCTACTCGCTTGGCTCTGTCGTGTCTGCTTGTACGTGAATATGGTTGCCATTTACATAATGGTTTCCGGATGCTCGCATAAGTATGACATAAACGGAACCAGCTCAGGAAATCTCTCTCGAGATCCTCCTGCAGCCGCTGATACGACTCTGAAGTAGGTTTTACTACTTCATTGCTGCTACTTGGACTAGGAATCGCTAACTCCATAGGAGCCACGATGAAAAGTCCTATAGCTCTCCTGCGATGCCTCCTGTTTGATTTCAGGAGGCTTCACCCTGGTGTGAAAGGCCTTGATCGTGATTTTATCACGATCAAGAAAAGAGTCGAGAATGAAGGCTACGGATTCCTAACCGTGGCCTTACCCGCTCTTGATGCGGCCATCTTACGAGGCCTCACTGAGAAACGGTTCACCTGCCCGCCCGGATTTAAGAAGGTCCGGGGGGGATCAATCCCTGAATTTTTTCAAGGTATGATCGGTGAGATCTTCGACCCTGTTACTGGTATTCTTGTAGAAGGTGCAGAACGCACCCACCTGAGGGATGTTCACACATTTCTCTTAAGCTACAAGAAAGCTCAATTGACTGCCGAAGGTGAAGAACTTCTCCACCAGAAAGCGGTCGATGAGTTTTACCAGTGCGATGATAAAGCTGATTCGGTTACTATCCCGAACCGGCTGGACCATCTCATTGGCCTTGTCGGTAGAACTATCCTCCTAACCCTACATAGTAAGGAAACAGAAGATGAACGTTACTATCGACACGGACCAGGTTCTGTCCAAGAGAATTGTAGTCCAAACCAGAAATGGGATGGCCTACTCCTTCAGCTTACTAAGGCTGAAACACCTGAGTGGTTCGGAACAACTAACTTCTTTGACTTTGCTACATCGGGAGGGAGAATCCTTCTCGATGAGCATCGACGAGCTGAAGACATACATGACCGATCACAATCGGTCAGAAGTCTTTTCAGACCTCGTAGGAGTCAGTTTGACGTTCCTAAACTCAAGCGATCTCTTGGAACGAACGGTGGAAATCGACGTGGACAATTACGAGACGGTCAGTCTCGTGTTGGACATGTCGCCGGACGCGAAGTACGCGAAAGTGTACTTACAACTCCTTCGTCACGAAGTTTGTGGCAATCGGAGTGTGTCCTAACACCGTTCAGGCCTCTAGGGGCATCGGCTAAGCTTATTTCCGTCCTGAAGAATACAACCTCCAGGAGGACGATTACGATCGAGCCTTTACTGCGGCAGTACTTGCAGCAGGGGCTCAACTCCATGCTTCGGGAATCAATAACCGAGTGTGGAGTCTTACGTAATTGCTTGGCCCTTACCGACCAGCGCAAGAATCAAGACCTTGCTCTGGAAGGTTCCTCTAACGGCAAATGGGCAACCATCGACTTAAAGTCGGCGTCGGATCTTCTCAGCATTCCGCTGGTCAGATCTGTCTTCCGACACCATCCGAGTTTCCTCGAGATGATGATGGATGCGCGCTCCCCCTTTGTTTATACGTCTGGAACGAAAGAACCAGCGTTTTCATTGGGAAAGTTTGCCGGTATGGGTAACGCTACGACTTTTCCTGTACAGAGCATCTGCTTTGCCGTAATAAGCATTGCAGCTATACTCGATACGTGGGGTTTGAAGCCCACATACAGAAGAGTTGTGCGCGCCTCTAGGCTAGTTCGCGTGTACGGTGACGATATAATCGTGCACACGGATTACGCTCACCAGGTAGTCGGGTGGCTTCATGAAGTTGGCCTGAAGGTCAACGACAAGAAGAGCTTTCTCAAAGGAAACTTTAGAGAGAGCTGCGGTGTCGATGCGTATAATGGGGTTGTTATAACTCCTATATATTTTCGACACTGGCCACATCAAGTCGGCGAAAGTCCTAGTGTTTGTGCCCATCTCGTATCTGCCGCGAACCAGCTATGGTTACAAGGCTTATACGAGGCAAGCAACTATCTGAGGGGAGTTGTGGAGGACTATTTAGGAATACGTCTCCCACTTGTCTCTTCTCAGAGCGGGTCACTAGGGTGGCATTCTCGTACTGATGCAGTGGAACCACATAAGTGGGACCGCCGCACGCACCAGTTCCTGACCAGGACTGTTGCGCTCAAACCGATGAAGATCCGGGATGAGCTGTCTGGGAATGCCGCTTTACTTAAGAGTCTGTCCCTGTTGGCACAAGCCAGTGGGGATGTGGACAGAGATAGCCTTTCTAGGCGTCTTCGCCACCTTATCTCACCTGGTACAGGTAGTGATAAGGACCACTTGAGTAAAACCGTCAAGCGATTTCACAATCGTTTGATCCGCCGATGGGTGCCTTCGCTAACAAGCGAAGGTTTAAATCTTCAGACATAGTAAATTCTGAAGTCAGAGACTGC